TGGTATCTGGTGAGGCACAAGCTGGCCCGCATCGTAACGATCATCGACTTCGGGGCCACGCTGACCCAGTTCGAGATCGACTGGATACTGATGACCGGAGGCGGATAAGTGGCAAAATTTAATCAGCCCCTGATGATACCCGTGTCTGATTCCAGGTACAAACTGGTCCTGGATTACCATTATGCCTGGACCGACAGCGTCACTGGTCTGCGCTGCATGTTGTCCATTCCGCAGGGTTTTCTCTGTGACGGTGCCTCCGTGCCCCGTTGCGTATGGACCCTGTCCGGTCTGCGTCCCGACGGGCTTATAAGGGCCGCGGCCCTGGTACACGACTTTATCTACCGCCGGGCAGGAGTATTTGCCGCCGGAGACGGACTGTCCGCCGAAGTAGAAAACGTCTGGATCCCGGCCTCCCGCACATTCACCAGGGGCGAAACGGATGCTCTCTTTCTGCGGATCATGAAACAGGCCGGCATGGGCCGGTATCGCAGGACCTTGGCTTACACTTATGTACGGGCATTCGGCTGGATAGCCTGGGCACGGTACAGGAAAAGGGTCAAAATTGAAGGTTCAAAGATTTAAAGGTTCAAGGGTTGTCAACAACCACAGAACCCTGAACCATGAGAGGATAAGGCATGAATTTACTTGACCGCATCAGACTGTGGCGCCGCCCAGGGCAGAAATCATCCGGGGGAGGATTTCAGCTCAGGCCCAATGACGGCCAGGGGCCTTACACCACGTATTTCAACCGCAGTTTTATCGCCCGCAAGGTCGAGGCCGAGTTCTACGAGCTGCTGCGCGAAGCCATCCCAGTGGTGGACGCCGCGATCCGCCGCCTGGTATCGTTGGATGGCCTGGTTGTGGTCAAAGGCGACAATGACCGGCTGGTGGACGAGATCAAGGACTGGATCTACAACGTGCCGGTCAACGACGTCCAGACCGGCCTTCAGGCCTTTCACCAGTCCCTCACCAATGAGGCGTTTGAACAGGGCTTCGGCATGGGGGAGTTTGTCACCGATAAAAAGCGCCGGGACATAGTGGGCCTGCGGACCGCGGATTCCAAATACATAAAGTTCAAGCGTACGGAATCCGGCCTGGACATATATCAGAAGGCTGATGGTGACCTTGACTGGCGCTTCCTGGATACTCCTGACAACCTGATCTATTTTTCCATAGACAACGAAAATCAGAACCCGTACGGTACGCCCCTCCTGCGTTCGTGCGAGTTTGTGAGCAAGGTCCTGGTGACCATGCATAACAGCCTGCTCAATGTCTGGGAGAGGTTCGGGGATCCCAGTTTCGAAATTATCTACAAGACCAGCAAACGGGACGGCGTTGACCTCGTGGCCCGCCGCCAGCTTATCGAGACGGAATTCAACACTGCCATCAGGGACAAACGCCAGGGCAAATCCGCGGATTTTATTCGGGCCATTGACACCAACAGCGATATCTCCATCAAGGTGATCGGTGCTGACAACCAGGTCCTGGAGCTGGAGGTCCCGGCCCGCCACGTGCTTGAGCAGATAGTGGCCAAGACGGGACTGCCCGCCTGGATGCTGGGAATGCACTGGAGCACCACAGAACGCCTGGCCAACTTCGAGGCGGAGATGGTACTGGCAGACAGCGCTACGCGCCAGGCCGCAAAGATGCCCAACTTTTACAACCTGGTCCGAACCCTGCTGCTCCTGCGGGGAAGAAAATGGAAGCCAGGCGACTGGAGGCTGGCCTGGAAACAGGTCAACCTGCACGACGTCGTGTCACAGGCACAGGCCAGGTTCCTGAACGCCCAGGCCGACATGTACTACCTGCAGAACGCCGAAGCCGCCGGAATCACGATCGACATCCGCGACCTGGCGATTGGTAAAGGGTTGAAGGGTCAAGGGTTAAAAGGTTCAGAGGTTGAGAGGTTCAAGGGTTCAAAGGTTTTAACCCGGAACTCTGAACCCGGAACCCTGAACCTTATTACCAAGGAACAACGCCCTTTTCCCTGGCCGGAGCTGGACCAGGCGGAAACAGAGTTTGAGGACCGCCTTAAAACAGACTGGGCGGAGACCGAAGTCAGGGTGTTCTTTATCGCCGGACTGTCCCACAGCCCAAAGATAAAAAAAGGGCCTGACGATATCCCCGATCTGGAGCAGTTTACCTTTACCACGGAACAGCGTGCCCAGGTCATGACTGCCATGAAGGACTTTATCGGCATTTACGATCCTCACAGCGATGATTCTCCGCTGAACTGGTATTACGGCCAGGCGTATTCCCTGGGACTGATCCAGGCCGCCCACATGATCGGCGCTGAGCAGCCCATACTGAATATCATCAAAAACCGGGAAATATACGAACAGCTCACGGCCTCCGGGTTTTCCCTGGTCAAAGACAACGCCACCAGGGCCATAATAAACAGGATACTGCCGGAGATGGAGGCACATGTGATTGCCGGGTCGAACCCCCTGACCGTGGCCGCCCGTCTCAAAAAACTGTTTGGAGACCAGAACAGCTCATGGGAGCGCCTGGCGCGCACTGAACTGACAATGGCTGCCGAGCAGGCCAAACTGGACGAATGGAAGGCCTGGGATGTCCGCCGGGTGGAGTTCAGGCCGGCACCGGACGCCTGCCCTTTGTGCGCAAGCCTGGCCGGCGTATACGATATCGACAAGGCACCGCTCCCCGGAAGAGACACACACCCCCGGTGCAGGTGCAGCCTCAGACCCGCGAAGAGTGAGACCGAATGAAGAGAACCGCAGTCAGTGAAAATAGTTTCATCATCTGCCTGATCATGTTGCCTTTTAGTGTTACGCAGGGGAGAAGCAAAAATAGAGGAGCGCACGTATGAGCCAGGAAGGCAGAAATAACACCATTTTAGGTATCGGAGCCCTGGTAAAGGCCCTGGGCGACATCCGCGAGACCGTACAGCAGGCAAGGGCCGACGGGCATATCGACAGACAGGAAGCCCTGAATATTTTCGCCGAACTGGCCGGGGCATGCATCAGAGAAGGCCTGGCAGTGGCCCTGAGCGCAGCAGCTCATAAAGCTGATATCAGTCAAATGGTTGAATAGTTAAATAGTCAAACAGAGAATTGGTCACCTGATAACGGAGGAAAATCATGGCATCAAAGCAGGGCGAGACTAAAACCATCACAGAGAAGACCAGCGATCCTGACAAGAAAGAATTCGCAGGGTTCAAGATCGAGGGCACGAAAAAAGCCGCGATAACCTGCGAGACCGTGATTGCCAGAATGCGAAAGCAGCAGAAGAGAATATAGACCATGAAGATTTACAACAAATCTTTTTCCGTTAAGTCGTCAGGATCCGCGCGAGGCATTGAAATAACTCCGGAGATCCTGGCGAGGATCAATAGGTGGTCGCTCAAGGAGCTGACCGCCGAAGACCTTTACGTCAGGCGGTTTATCCTGGCGCACGACGCAATCGACCGGGACAAAGAGCGCTTTCCCAAAGAACTCCTGCAAGACTTCGCAGATACCCTGCCCGGCAAGAGCTTTATGTTCAGCCACCAGCACCGCGACTACCTGCCCCTGGGGCTGTTCTTCGACGCGGAGATCAAGGATCTTTCCCCCGAAGAATTCAAGACACTCACCGGCGAAAATCCTTTACTCCCGGAAGGGCAGGACCGCATACACTTTCTGCGGGCATGGATGTACATGCTGGCAACGGGGCAGGAGGACTTCACCCGCAACATGGACGCCGGAATCTACCGCCACGTGTCCATAGGCTTCGGGGCTTCCGACCTGAAAGCGGTGAAGGATGAATTCGACCGGGTGCTTTATTACGAATACGCACCGCCGGGCGAGGCCCAGGAGGGCTCTATAGTCTGGCTGGGAGCACAGCCGGGCGCCACCGTACAGAAAGCGCTTCGCCACGATAAAAAAACTACAGATCAACCAAAAGGAGATCACCATATGAAGACTCTATTATTTGTTTTAGGGCAGTTACTGTCCAAATCCTTTGACGAAAACACCGACGAACAGACCGTTATCAAGGAAGTCAGGGAGGCGTTTAAGGCAAAGGACACCGAGATCGAAGACCTCAAGACACAGCTTGCCTCTCTCAAGGACCTGGCCGAGGAAGGCAGGGCATACCGCAAAGGCCTGGTAGAGGAATATACCCGGCTCAAGGCCCTTCTGGGAGAAGTCGGAACAACGCCTGAAGAGCAGGAGACCTGCACGAAGTTTGCGCAGGCCTTTGACCCGGCGTTCCTTAAAGCGGAGATCAAACACATGGAGGCCCGTGCTGCTGAGAAGTTCCCTTCCGAGGGCAGACTGCCCGGCGACAGGGGCAACGGCAAAAGGGACAAGGCGGTGGATAACCCCCTGATTCCCGAGGAAAACAGATAGAAATTAGAAATTCGAAATTAGAAATTGGGTTTTTGGTTTTCCTAATTTCCAGTTTCCAATTTCAAATATCAAGGGTTATCAACAACCCCTGAACCCTGAACGGAGAATTTATAAAGGAGAAATGAAATGTCTGCAATTATAAGAGATTCCCTGGCCAATGCCAGGACATTGAAATATGCCCACACCGCAGCAGTGGAAGTGGGGGAGATAATAGTTGCGAACGGAAACGTTCTGGTCGCCATAAGCGCGGCAGATGCCGACGAGGAAGCGATCTATGTTTACCGGGGGCGGATACAGGTACCTAAAACTACCGGCGCTATTGCCGCCGGAGAACCCGTGTTCTGGGATCCTGACAATGAATACGTGAAGAACGCCCAGAGCTATACCGCAGGTACAGCCGTAGCGGGCAGTAATATCGGCAACGGAGAAGTCTCCGGAGAAACGGCGGGAGCAAACGCGATCGCCGAGACCTGGACCTTTACCTGTACAGCGGAAGCCCTCGATGCAGGCACATTTTCCGTCAAGGGGTCCAAAACCGGCCTGATGGAACCGCTGACTGTCGGAGTGGCGTATGACAACGGGTTCATAGCCTGCACGATAGCCGACGGCACTGAAGACTTCGATGTGGGCGACAGCTTCACCATCGAAATAGCGGCCGATTATACCAGGTGCGGCAACTGTGTCGAGGACGCCGAGAGCGCCGACACCACACTGGAGATCATGTTGCACGAAAATTAAACAAGCTATTAGCCGTTAGCCATTAGCCTTTAGCTAACAGCTAAGAGCTAAGAGCTAATTTCCCCGGAGGAAAAATTATCATGAAACTATATGGACGAAAAATAATAAACTGGGAAGCAATCGACAAAGTCCCTCTTGAGGAACGCAAGGCCAAAATCGCAGAGGCGATCAGCCGTTTTATGGTCAAGGTAGCGGATGACCCGCTGCCCGTGGCCGGCGCGAAGATGACCGGACCTGATCCCAACCTGGTCAGTGCGGTACCTGTCACCATGGTCATGTCCGACACGGTCAAGACACCGGACAGGGGCTATGAAATCCTGTTCGACGAGGTGGACATGAGGGCATCCGCCAGCGAGAGCTTTGATATTCTGGATGTCACCGGCGGCGTCACCTTTTACCAGCGCCTGCCAGGAGAAGAGGCAAAGCTTTCCGCTCTGCCCACAGGGGCAAAGACCGCGGTCAGCATGCTTCGTTTTATCGGCGGCTTTCCCATCCTGGACGACTGGCTCAGGTTCAACCAGTATTACAAGATCGACGAACTCACAGCCGACACGGTCCGCAGGTGGTGGGATACCAAGGCCACGCTGTTCTATGGTCTGCTCACCGCGCTGGGCGCTGGCATCAACCAGTCCTTTTCCACTGATGACTCGACCACGATCAACAATGCCTGCGTGCAGATCCAGACCGACCTGGCTGCCGCCGGATATCCGATCGACGACAACCCCACGTTCTGGATCACCTGTCACCCGAGCCTCAAGGCCAGGATATTCAAGGCCCTGGCGGCAAACTTCGTGAATCCGAACACCAATATAACCCAGATCGTGTGGCACATAGCAGGAGTGATCAACACCACCAAGATCGCCAACACCAGCTATTACGTGTCGCTCCCCGGCTACAAGAACAAGCGCGGGGAATGGCAGGATCTCACCGCCAGACCGGCGCAGCGCAACGAGCTGAAGCTGGGGGCGGACCATATCTGGACCGGCGCTTATAACGGCGCCATAGCCGAGACCAAGCAGCACCGCCGCTGTGCGCTGAGTTAGTTGTTGGAAATTGGAAATTAGAAATTAGAAATTAGAAATTGGGATTTGGGTTTTCCCGAATTTCCAGTTTCTAATTTCAAATATCAAGGGTTGTCAACAATCCCTGAACCCTGAACGGGGAACTAGAAATGCCGAAGGTCACAGCGCAGGAAATAATCGATCTGGGTTTCACCCCCTCCATGTTCCGCCTTGCAAATGATACGGAACTGGCCGCAGTGATTTCCTCGGTTATTACCGAGCAGGCGGCCATGCTTGAAGGTCGCCTGGGGTCTTCTATATACGACGCCGCGACCACGCCCGAATCCACGTATGTCAAACGGGCGGAACTCTGCCTGGTAGCCGCCGAGATGATGTCCCGGCGGATTACCGTCATCGCTGAAAGCGTTCTGGCAAGCGGAGACGAGCGCACAGCAAGGGTCGAGACTGCCCAGATGAAGCGCTGGGAGGCCCAGGCGGAAGCCCTTATCGGCAAGCTGGCGTCAGGGGTCACCACGGATACCGGCGATTTCGCCACCGGGGTCACCACCTCGACTCATTTTGCAGACGACAGCGACCTGAGTGGAGACGAAATTGATTACTGCCCATGTTGAACTCAAGGGCCACAAGGCCGTAATCCAAGAGCTGGGCAGTCTGCCCCGCCGCCTTGATTCGGCGGCAAAGCGGGCGCTGCGCCGCATAGCCATGGGCATCCACCGCGAGGCCTATGATTACCTTTCCGGGCCGGCAGATCCGACCGGCGGATATCCGGTTCCTGTCCGCACCGGGCACCTGCGCCGTATGCTGGACTGGGTCAGCCCGGGGGCGACAAAGAGTGCTGGCGGAGAGACCTTCACTGCCGGCAATCTGGAAGCCATAGTCTATGACTCCGCGGCATATTCAGAAGTGATACACGGAGGCCTCGGATCGTCGAAGAAATACGGGAAGCGCCCCTATCTTACAGACGGCTTCACTGCCTTTAACCAGGGTGCGCGGATAGAAAAAATTCTGAACGAAGAGATAGCAAAGGAACTTTAAATGGGTGACCCGATCAATTTAATACCGGCGATACAGCTCATTATAGCCCTGCTGTTCTGGGAAATATCAAAATATGCGGTCCGGTTTTTTATGGGCCGGACAATAGGCGCTGACAACGTAAGCCGTGCCGATTGCGAACTGCACCAGGAAAAGATCCAGGTGGAGTTGCAGACCATAAAAGGGATTCTCCTTGCCGTGGCCATGGCCTCAGGCATCAAGGCGGATCAGCTCAAAGGGCTGACAAAATGACACCGTTTCTCAGCAATCTGCCGGTGATGTCCAGGGCCATACTCTTTGTGCTCCGGCACGAAGGCGGCTATGCAAATGACCCGTCAGACCCCGGCGGAGAGACTAAGTACGGAATTTCAAAAAAGGCATACCCCGATCTGGATATCAAGAAACTGACCGTGGAGGATGCCCACCGTATATATGTGCGCGATTACTGGCAACGGCTGTCATGTGACGAGATGACCCCGCCCGTAGCGCTGGCGGTGTTCGATTCCGCCGTTAACTGCGGTCGGGACCGTGCATCCAAATGGCTCCAGACCTCGGCCAGGGCGCTTGACTGTCCGGTCAAGCTGGACGGGATCATCGGCCCCAGGACACTGGCCGCCGTGCATGAATGTGACCCGGCCAGGCTGTGTCTGACCTTCCTTCATCAGAGGCTGTTCCACTACCTGTGCCTGGGAAAAAAATACCCCCAATTCGTGTCCGGCTGGGTAGGCCGGACATCCGATCTCATGCGTGAGATCGCAGACATATAAGGAGACATGAATCATGGCTGAATTAGATACAAATAAACCGGGATACAAGACCACAGAGGCCATAGTGCCTCTTGCGTCCAGTTTACTGGGCTGCCTGGTCGCATTCGGGGTGCTTACCCCTGACGACCAGGAGGCCGGCATCAAGGTCATAGAGCAGGCTATCGGTAGTCTGACCGCCCTGGCCGGCTGGGGCCTCTATGTGTGGGGCAGGATAAAAATAAAGCTGGAGAAGATAAAGAAGGGTTGAGTCTGAACACTGATACCCCAATAAACCAACTATGGGCAGTTTTACCGACGTCATTGACAATATAACTACCACTCTGGAGGACGACACGGCCCTCCAGGCGTTCTGCGCGGACAAGTGGTCACGTCCACTCAGCGCAAAGGCTGCCTGGCGGAAGCGGGTGGAAATAGGGCTGGACGAACTCCCTGTCGTGCTGGTCACGCGCCCGCGTACGCGCAACAAAAACAGGCACGAGATCAGGGACGCAGACCACACGGTAATGCTCTACTGCGGATTCAACCAGCCTGACCGGGACCTGATCCTGAAGGAGCAGATCAGATTCATTGAACTCATTGAAAATGCCCTGCTGGCGGATGTTACCCGCGGCGGAACTGCAATCAACACCATGATCGAAGACTCGGTCAATGACGAGGGCAAGTTTGCGCCGGCGTGTTTTTCAGTGATTGCCGTAGAAATATATCACCGGCGGAGAGAATAAGAGATGCTGGAAATTAGAAATTAGAAATTGGGATTTGGGGTTTCCCGAATTTCCAGTTTCCAATTTCCAATGTCCAAGGAGAAATTAGAAATTAGAAATTAGAAATTGGGATTTGGGGTTTCCCGAATTTCCAGTTTCCAATTTCCAATGTCCAATAAGGAGATAC